CAACCGAAACTCCAAATCGCAAAACTGGGTGTGGTCGAATGTACCATATCGCTCAATCTCTGTATGGTCGCTCCCTATGCCTTTACTTTTCCAAATAGGGGTGCGACCTTCTCGAAAAAACCATTGAAATTCAACCGGATTACCTCAAAAGCTAATAAGTACATGTCCTGGACATCGGAGCAGAAGATTTCGTTTGCCAGATCCTCATCCAAAATTTTTGCTTTTACTTCCCCGGAGTCATCCTCGATCTCTACAGATATGTTTCTATCAGATATCAGCAGCCGCTTTAACAGCTTCTCGACCTTGTCTCCTGATATCCCGGAAAAGGCACCGGAAATATTTGGTGCCGCCTTTTCCAGATCGATGTCCATAATTCCTGTATCATCACCAATCAAGGGAATAAGGGCAGCAATTAAGGGAGTGGCTAAAGATGCCAACTCCCCGGAAATGTTCGCCGCCTTAAAAGCTCCAAACGGTTTGATATAGAAATCAGTTCCTCCTACTGTAACCGTTTTTGTTGTAGTTTGTTTCAATGCCATATTCTACCCTCCATTAATTAAACTCAAAAGAACCTTCCGCAACCGCCAACTCCCATTCCCTGTTTGCCGCTGCCTTTGCATAACCGACAGACGGCTTCTTTACCACCCACGCATTACTACCAGTAAATTTATCTTTTCCAAGCAGGTCTTTGACATTGACAGTGAAAAAGGCATCATACCCAGCCTTTAGTTTTTCGTATTGCGTGTCCAGGAATTTGTTTGTCGGTGAATTTTGTAAAACAGAAAGTTTAACATTGTACACATTTGAGGGGTCTACACTTACCATCACTTCCCCTGACACACCCACAACATGTGTGTTCCCATCTCCTACCTGTTCGATCGTTATGAAGCTATCCTCAGCAAAACCACTCGCAATATGGCTCCCAAGTGACATCGTTACCATTTTCGGATTATATACGCCTGGTTTCATATTATCTCACCTCCTAATAGGTTAACTGCCCGGTTATTTTTGTTACCTGAATCGCACCGGCGATCCGTGCGGAGAACTTGCAATCAGGCAGGATTCTGCTGGCCTTCTGAGTATCAGAGATATCCATTGCATTTGGTACCGTTGTTTTGTATCCGGGGACCTCATTACCGTCACTATCATACTCCGTTTCGGCGATCCCACCGGCTCTTTGCCCATCCTTCAATGATTCCTCCATCTTTCCCTGCACCGCTGTGATTCCGGCATTGGTATAGGCCAGTTTGGGATTTGCGATTTTCAGACTAAATACCTTCAGTTGCATATCATTCCGAAGCCAGTCCCTGAACCGGATAACATCGATCCATTCATTTGCAAGCACCTTCCCGCCATGCGCACTTGTGATATTCTTTCCTGCGTATGTCGTAAAGTAAGTCACCTGCTTACTATCCAGCGACTTTTTCTGTGTGGCATTCAGCCTGCCTGGGCTGATTGAATTAAGCTGCTTCTCCGCCCATGTCTCACTTCCCGGCTCATACCCGAAGCATTTTGCCATCAATGCCAGGGCTGCATAGCTGTTTTCCCTTGGCTGCTCATCTACGTCGGGCACATTGCCGGCATAGAGTGCAAAACTCCGATAGTATAAATTGGATACAGCCAAAGTATCGTAGTCCATGACCGTGTATCCAAATAATTTATTGTTCGTTTCAGCCCACTTCTGTACATTTTCAACATCCTCCGGAACCGCCTGGAACTCGGCATCAAGAGTGATACCATACCACCCGTCATAGTCTGCAGACCGGTTCAAGGTATCATTAATATTCTCATACTGTCCTTCCTGCCGTGCCCTGGGGGCAATAAATAATTCAGCCGGCGACGGATTCTGATTAAATGCTACCGCAGACGCTATATAGGTTTCATGCTCTTCCGTAAAGCCAAACTCAAGCAAATCTTTTGCCGCAGTAATTATAATCACAGCAGGTAATGTCTCTGTCACTACACCGCCGGGCTGACTGGATATGTGCAGGATTCCACTGAAACTCTCTGCACTGGAAGCTGGTGAAGCGATTGAGATATCAATGCTTACGATATCATCCAGACTATTTCTAACGCTCATGTTTTTTCCTCCTCAATTTCTACAATTTCAATTACATAATCCTCCTGATTCCGATACATTGGGTTTCCGCCGCTATAATTTTCGCCATCAGCTCCTAATCCATATCGGCCGGATGCATCCTCCATGTAAGATACAGTAAATTCTGCATAAGCCCGGTACCGGTAGGAATTTTCATGATACAGTTCTGTCAGGTCCCTCACCGGGGGAAGCAACTGGATTGCTATATTATTCCGTCCAGCTGCTTCAAGCATGGCATCCGATTCAAGGAACTTGACAAACTCCAATAAGTCATCCTCTGCAGTGTTTTCATAATTATCACCTGTGACCCGTCTGCCTTTTGTATAGAGGTTTACTTCCAGGTTTGTTGTACAGGGATAATACTTCCCTTCGTCACTTTCGATGGAATGAAGATTCTTGGTGATGTTTCTGGCCTTCAGCGTAACATAGGGAAACTGGGGCTTGGTCATGGACTGCTCTACCCATATAACCTCCGCATCCGTAAAAAAATGCTTCACAGTCTCATACAGGATCTTCTTAACCTGTTTCTGATTCAGCTTCCTCCCCTCCTTTTGGCAAACGAATTTCCGTGAACGTTGCAGTGTAATGCCTGAGCGGTGTATTGTCACTCAACCGTGATGATTTACATTCAAACCATAACCCATCAAAGAAGACCCTGTCAGCACGTTGCTGTTTATCAGGGTCTCTTACTAAAACAGGCTTATCGCAAAATGCTTTGATTCGCTTTACGCTCTCCTGACCGTCCGGAGTAGTAATTACATCATCGGACATAGTCTGGATATCCATTTGTAAAGTAATATCCTCAAAATCATAACCAACATACCCGTCAACATTTTTGGGGGCCGAATAACGTCTTACTTTGTATGACTTCCTGAAAAAATTCATGCTCATGTCCCCCTCGGTTTGATCTTATAGCCTACTGACTGTAGCATCCGGCCAGTGTCAATCAATGGTTTAACAGAACCTTTTTTCTTTGTCGTGAGTTTTTTCTTTATCGTGGATGCTGCATTTGGCTCAAAGGAACCTTCACTAATCTCCATCTGTATTAAATCCTTCTGGAAAATACCGATTTCTTTGAGCACCTGTTCAGCCGGTATCCCACTTAATATCTGCTGTTTTTTCTCGGCAAGCATTTGATTGATTTCATCCCTATTATTTTCTACACTTTGTTTCAGAAAAGGCCGAGCCGGAATATGATCGGTTCCGAATTCATTCCAGGCTGCTATATCACACAGATCCGTTCCATCATCATCTACATTATCCCCACGGTGGAATCCGATCTGCGCCTCCAGCTTTGCCAGCTCCTGGAGTTCTTTCATGAACCGTTTCCCTTCCGGTGTTAATGTATCACTGATAGTTACCGACATACAAATCCCTCCCCCGCACTGACTATCGGTATAATCACCTGACGTTTCAGGGTAAGAAATTCAAGACCGTATACAGTCAGAGCATATTCTGCATCCGGCTGTAGGTTGGTCTGCTGATTGGTACTGAAACTAATAGAGGACTCACCTTCTGAGAATGAATTCACTCTAAGGGAGTCCGCTATCGTTCCATTTCCGGTGTCACCGTAACCAGCCATTTTCAGTTTATGTGCAGTCAGATATGCAAGGGCACGTTCGTAAATTTTTCCAAACCGTTTCTTGCTGATCTGAACAGAGTACAATTCCATGTGCTTGGCAACATCTTCATCTTGTATATCCTCAAATTCTTTTGCTACCAATCGGAAAATCTCAAATGCGGTCATGGTATCACCCCTTTACTTTTTCAGTGCCGCCTTTACCTTTTTCAGGATGTCTGCCTGGTCCTTACAGTCTGCCGGATTGATCCCGAATTCTTCAGCCAACTGTGCCAAGTCTGCTTCACCGATATTGTCCAGAGACGCTAACCGTTGCTGCCGGATTTCCTCCGCCTCTGCCGCTGCCTTTGCTTCTGCTGCGGCTTGTTCTGCTGCCAGTTCCTCTGCTGTCTTTTCCGGTTCGGTAGGCTCTCCTTTTACACTCACGAAGTTATTCTTCCTGTAAAATTCCAGAATCGGGTTACGCTCATACTCCTGGGGAATCACTCCCGTTTCCCCAGGCAGTATGGATACAGTACCAAAGCCAATGATTTTATTTGTTTTATTTGTTACTTTCATAGTCTGTCTCCTCCTTATACTCCAATCGCAATCAACGCTGACAACGGGTAATACAGAATAATACCTGCACACCGGGATTCACAGGGAACCTTGATTTCCAGATTCTCAGGCTGCAACGGATACTGGTAAAAATCCATCGGGATCTCCAGACTGAACTTATCCGGATCGTTCGTAAAGAGCAGGGCAACGCTGGCTCCAAGCGGATTCGTTTCTGCATTCGTTCCTTTCAGTTCCGGAGCAGAAATAATATCCTTCAGGTACGGAGCATTATCCAGCAGGAACTTCTTAACCGTGAAGCCGGTATTCGGAATCTGGCGCGTGGAAATATCAATATATACATCAGCTGGTAATGCAAGAGTATCCGCCCGCTCAACATCCATGGTGATGTCGGACTGGTATCCAAACATGCCGTTGATATCATCGAGGATCTGATTAGGTGTTTTGTATCTGAATTCGGTACGTGGTACACCATCAACCATAACCGTACTCAGGGTGTAATACGGAATGTTATTGCCTGTAGACAAAATCCCCATCAGCTTGTGCTCATCATTTCCCCGCCATGCGATGGTATTCATGGACCGCTCAATCTGATATTTTGCTGACTCGGCCTTCCTGGTATCCAGGCTCTTACCCGCCAGGCGGGATGCCCTCATGTCCTGAATGGAATATCCATAGCTGTCACCGATTGATTTTATGTAAGCCGTTGTCGGCTCACCCTTCACGTCGGCGCGAGGCAGATCAGTAGCATAATTGCTGATGATGGCTGCCATACCCGTTTTCTCGTAGCTGTAATAGGTTGTTGTTTCCGCACCTTCCGGTACCTCATGAGTAATCGGAAAGGTATTCAGGGCGGTAAATTCCGGATAAATCTTATCGTAGGATTTCGCCTTGATGTAATCAAGCTCACGTGCAAAAAACATACTGGCGTCCTCTGCACCATCAAAACGCAACTGGCTATTCCCAGCCAGGGCCGGGGTAATGTTGGAGGCCCTCAATGCCTCGTAGTCTGCGGAATCATAGGCCATAGACGGTTTTACCGGATTATATCTCTTTTTCCTTTTCATCTCTTATCTCCTCCTTTAGTTCACTTCATTAGGAAGTAGTATTGGAGCAATTCCATTATCCACTTCACCAATGAATTTACCTTTGATTTCAATAGCGTTGGCCCCGGAAGCATTCGTAAAACATCCTGCTTCAGAACCGCTTGTAATCAAATAGAGCTTTGCATTATAAGCCGGTTCAATCCCTGCCGCTACCTGTACCCATACCTTTCCGGTTCGCACAACGCCTACTGTGGTATTCTTACGGATAACAACTTTTCCGGTCATATCATGCTCAACCGTCACACCATAGATCGTTACCCCTTCAAATTCGTTTGCGGTCGATGCCGCAACCGGAAGCTTTACGGTATGCCCTTTAGTCGTTCCATGGACCACACCAACACCAAACCCAAGCTTTCCATCCTCTTCCTCATTCATCCGGGTATTGACCTCATGATAAGAAATATCATACAATCCGCCCGGTACTCCTTTCGGAGTGCTAAATCCATACGTTGTCTGTGCTGCCATTACTGCGTACCTCCTTCTCTTCTTTCAATCATTGCTTTCCGCGCCTTTTCTGCGGAACTAACAACACCCTGGCCACTATCTGCCCGGCGGGTACCGTTGCCATTAGTCATTTGCGCTCTCTGGTAATTGACATCCTTACGTCGGCCTACCTGCTCCACTGCCATGTCATAGGCCGCGTTGATATAAGCTTTTCCTTTGCCATCCAGACGCATCTGCGGTAGGACCTTCTTGATAATTGCTTTCTTTGCATCCAGAACAGACTTGCTTTCTAATCCATCCATGTTGAGCTTATCGCCCACCCGGCAGATAGCCAGCCGCTGGCGGATCATTCTGTCAGCGGAATCTGCATTAAGCGAAGAAGATTCATCATCAGAACCGTCTCCGTTTTCTTTGTCTTCTTCATCTGCATCTGCATTTTCCTCATCCTCATCCGCATTTTCCACCTCGCCGGTGTTCTCTTCTTCCTCATCGGCATTTTCTTCATCAGAATCAGTGGCGGCAGTTACATCCGCTTCCGCCTGCAACTGCTCAATGACATTCAGCAATGAATCAATGTCCTCGTCCTGCCGGGCAATCACTTCCAGGGCACCTTCCAGATCATCAGGCTCCCCTTCCGAATCCCTCCGGTCTTTGTTTTCCTGTACCTGTGCCAGGGCTTCCTCAGCGTCGAAGACCGTTTCCTCTTCATCTTCCGTGACAGAGTCCTGGGCTTTTGCGATTACGTATGCAGCAATGGCCGCCTCCAGCTCTTCTGGTGTTAATTCCACACTGTCATTCCGTCTCTTGCTGCTGGTTCCGTTTTTCTTGGCGTCGGTTCGTCTTCCATTTGACTTGCCAGCATTTCTGGTTACTTTTTTCCTCATTTCGGCTTTTCCTCCTTTTAATGTAGTTCCACTGGAACTGTCTATATTTAACCGGGCCTGTTCGCCTGCTCGCGCAGAATCGACCAGGGCCAAATGGTTAATCCTGATATTGGTCTGAAGCGCATCATAAGACTCCCCGTTCCATTCTCCTGGCTCTTCTATGAGATCCAGGTTGTAGCCAAGGGAAAGCTCCTTCAGACCAGATTCCTTCATAGAGTCGGTATCATGGATAATAATCTCAGCACGCACATCCTCGCCGTCCTGATAACCGGCGGACATGATAGTTCCGATCTGTTCTTCTTCCACGTTGTTTTTGTCTACAATACCGGCTTCATGGGTTATAATAATAGGCTTCCCTTTGTATGTCTTTAAGCTGTTTTCATCAAAGACATGTTCAGGAAGCCTTAGCTCTCTCCGGATGCTACCGTCCGGATTCATATATTCAAAAATTCCTACTGAGGTTAAGATCGGGTGATCAACGAAATAACCTTCATCTGTAAAATAGGTACTGTCAAGCCTGATACTGTCAAGCCGCTGTACCCTTCTTAACACTTTCAACTTCATCCCTCCTAGACTTACAACAGTAATCTTCTGCTAAAACCTCATAAAGTTTTTCGTCATAATATTTACCGTCTATTAATTTAATGTTTTTCTTTTGGGTTCCAACAATTCTTCCCCCATACCTTGAAACCATCTTATCGTACGTGCTTTCGATGGGGTTCCCTATCACTACCACAAAATTGAGCTTCCTGAAATGAAACTTTTCAAAGATATCTCTTATTGCTTTCCCTGCATCTAAGCCAAAGACAGCTGCGTTATCTGAAAAATTGATGATATTTAATCCATCCACAAAATCATTTCCCCGGTCTATATGGTAACTAATGTAACCAATTACCTTGCCGGAAGAATCCAATGACACAAACTGGTGATAACTCCATGTCGATTCTGCAATCTCCGATTCTTCATAATAATTCCCACAAGCCCAGTATTTATATTTTTCATCGAACCAGGTATTGCGGAACTTTTCCTGTAATTCCCCTTTGTGTTTTATAGCCAGGTCAAGCATAAATAATCCCTCCATCCAAATTATGTTGTGTTATTTCTCCTTAATCGGAACACTGATGCTATTCCGTTTGAACACTGGCCGTGCAAAACACCGACACTGATAATCTTCACCCGGATGACAGTATCTGCCCGGGGCAACTTCCTGTGGGGTGTCCCATCTGCATTCCTTTTTGTGCAGGTCTTTGTGAGTTTGCCTTGACCGCCCATCGTTAACACACCACCAGATATATTCTTCAACACCGGCATCCTGCTGTTGTGCCTTTGTAATCTGAGCATTCAGTTTTGCAATCTGATCCCGGGCAATCAGCCGGGAATGTCTTTTACTTACTCCGTACTCTTCCTGGAGCTGTTTCATCAATGATGTGGTCGTAGTTCCCTTCTGATAACAGTCAAGGACAATTTCTTTCATTTTCCCAAGAGTATCGTGGGGAATGGTCGTAATCAGATCAACATTCTCGCCTACCCAATCCCCCAGCGCTTTTTTGAAGAAATCGCCCATGTAGTAATCTTCGGTAATGTCAATTCCAAGAGTTGCCCTGATGGTATTCTTCCATTCCTTCACGGACAGTTTGCCGTTCAGGTTCGCAATATCCTCTATAATCTTCCTAAGGCCGTAGCTCTTTTCCTTCTCCAAAATCAGAAGTTCCATTCGTTCAAAGATTCGGTGAACGATTGAAGTAAGACTGGTCATAGCATCAAAATGAGTATCCAAAGCATCGGCTCTATGCATTTCTTCCATGTACGCCTGCTTTATAGATGGCAGCTCTTCCTGCATCACTTCCCGGATGATCTTCATATAGGCATTGACAGCACGGATGTATTCTCGCTCCGGGCTTACCGGCACCCTTGGCATACGCTTGGAATACAGTTTATCATGACCTCGGAACTTCTTTTCCGTTTGCTGTCCGACATATTGCTTCATCAACTGCTCACTCACTTGGATCACCTCTGATTTCCTTCAGTAACATGGTTATTGATTCCCTGAACGGAGGAAACAACTCCTTTTCCATCAGCTCATTGATTGGTATCCAACTTGCAGATATCATTTCCTCTCCGTCAGGTTCCATTTCCCCCGTGAAGTCGGTACACAGATATATCTTGGAATCTCTGTGTTTCCCCGAGGTTGCTTTGTTTACGCCAATAGGTATTAAGTTATGGGGATGGATATGAAACTCCTCTAAAGCCTCCCTTTCTGCTGCCTGCTCCGGTGTTTCTCCGTCCTCTATCCTACCGCCGGGTCCACATAAGCCGGAACCGTCGGAACGCTCACCAGCCAGTACCTTCCCGTCTCGGCAGACAATTATGGCTGCTGCGGTAACCTCACTGCCGTCTGTGTTCACCTCCTCAACATCCGAGGCTCCTGGCTCTTTGTTAAGATTGATTCCCTCAATATCCATCAGATCATCCGGAATATCAAATTCATCCTCTTCCGTGACCAGTTCTTGTATATCATAAGTGTCTCCCTTCGCCAGAGCCTGCCGCACTTCGGAAGGATCTATCGCCTGCATGTCAACATAGGCTTGCGCCGTCTGGGCCTTGATCTGCTCCGTGGTGGCTTTCGTCTGTTCAACGGTAGCCTGTTCCGTCTCACTCATACTCCAGAGTGGTGCAAACTTCATTTTGTACTTGGGTATCTTTTCGATCTGGCCTCTTTCTTTCCCCTCTTTTAAGATCAGGTCAATCACGGTGCGGCCATTCGATTTCATGTTCATCTTCTGGATTCTTTCAAGCAAGTTATAGAAATTCTCCAGATCAGCGTCACCAGTGCTATTCTCTCCGGCAGGACTTCTCCCATACAAAATCGTCTGCGGGATATCCGTCACCGCAGACAGCATATTACAGGTGGAATCAAGGATATCTTTCACACCGGCCATCGGCAAGGTTTTGAAATCATAATCCTCACCCTCGGAATCAATCGCCAAAGAATTTAAGATTCCCCGGGCCATATCAATGACTTGCATCCTTCGTATAGCTTGATCCTCACCATCTTCAGTCGCCAAAAGATTTGCCAGACCTTTCATTTTGTAAATAGCCTGCACACTTCTTTCTAATAGCTTTACACCATCACTGTGTGCTGTGATAGTTTCCCGAAGTGCCCGTTTGATTTTTACATATTCCGGAATCCCCCAATACCGGTATAAAGCATTGGTCGTATGCTCCGGCAGCCTTCCATTCCGAAATACAAGGCACCGGGTATAATGTACTGTAAAGTATCCGTACAGACTGAATACCGCGTAATGCTCCGGTTGATCAAGTGGCCTCTCCCTGTGCTTTTCCATGACCTCATGAGCATTATATGTATACAAAGAGGTATAATCCGGCTGCACGATGGAACGCTCAAAGACCCGCAATTCATCAATGGACCGGACATTATTCCAATCCAGTGGCTCCTCTAATCCTCTGCCATCGTCCACGAGCATAACAATAATGGAGCCTCCGTATAGCCTCGCCCACTTTTCAGCAGTTGCGAATCTATCCTCCAGCTCCAATTCATCCATCTTATCTTCTACATATTCAGTTATAGCCTCATCACCATAATCAATATCAAATCCATGCTTAATTGATTCTTCAGCCGGCCGATCTATGATCTTGGTAAAAAGTCCATTCCCCTCATAGAGGCGGGTAAGCTCCATATCATTGGCAAACTCTTCCGGCTTATAATCGTATGCCTCGCTGTTATCCTGGCTGGTCCCGTACTTATTAAGCATGTTCGTATATCCATCTTCTCTATAAGTCCCCTGCCCTTCCAGTATGGCTTTTCCACGACTCTTTATCCGATACGCTATTAGCCTTTTTCTATCACTCAATTCTCTCACCTCCTTACAACAAACTGGATATATCAAATATTTTTGGTTCGTACAAGCTCAGTGCAAGCCCATCCGCTCGATCCGGGCTGTCCAAATTACGCTTTTTCATATCGTCTTTACTTTCTAACATTATCTTCCCCCGGGATGACATATGGTATTTCCTGCTCGACAGCTGTGCCACAGTCTCATTGTCGTCCTCCAGACACAGAATGCCAGCGGTCATTAACTCCCTTATTATGGCCCACAGGTAAGTAGACATATTCTCATAATTCTTTGCTTCATCCTGATCCGGTACCTTCTCCGCTGCGTTGACCGGCACGATGACCATCCGGGAAAGTTCTTTTCTCATCTCTCCACGTTTCAGCTCGTTCAGCCGATCAGTCACACCACCGCCCAGGCCGCAATCATCAATGTTGATGTATATCGGTCCCTGGTATTTCGGGTACTCTTTAATAATCCGGTAATAATGTTTGATTACGTGACCGGCGGTTTCCATGAGGCCATGCCCACGGTAATTCTCAACCATTCGGCAGTTGAAGTCAGCATTTTCATACATGACCGTTTCATCGCCCCCATAACGAGCCACATCCACCCCTAAGGCGATCCTTTTGCCAAGTACGTTTTTCTCGGTCCGTACTGCCTGCTCAATCAGGTCAAGCATGATGAATACATCATCTTCCTGCTTCGGAAACAGTCCACGGACACGAACACGGACCACGTTGGAATCATAGCCATATTTCTTTATCAGGGTTCGGATACTCTCCTTGTTGGTCCGCACGCTGTCCTCTGATGACACCGTATGACAGCTATATAGGCCACGGTCCTTATTATGACTATCATAGAACGTGCCGCTGGTCTTTGTCGGGTTTCCGCAAAGTAACAGCTTATTGTTTTCACCAGACAACGTACCCAGAATGGCCTCCATAATCGGTTCTGCGACACCGGAAGCCTCATCTACGATGAAAAGCATGTTATCCTCGTGAAAACCCTGCATGTTCTCTGGTTTGGTTGCCGTACGGGCCACAGCAAACCACCGTTTCTCTTTCCCCCGCATGTAGATGTATGTCTTTGTCCATTTCAGGACCTCCCGGAGTAACGGCGACTTTTCCTGCCACTTGGAAACTTCTGACCACAGAACGTCATGCAGCTGCTGCTTGGTTGGAGCCGTTGCAACCACACGTGGATAAGGAAAGCAGGAAAGAAACCATAACAGGGCAACCGCCTCAATACCGGTCTTTCCTACACCCTGGCCAGACTTGATGCTAACCTTGGGGTTATTGGCCAGATCCATAAGGGCCGCCTGTTGCCATTCGTCCGGTTCGAATTGCAGTACCTCCCGGGCGAACAAAACCGGATCCTTACGATATAACGGTGTCCGTTTTTTAAAGAAGGCCCTGCGCTCAGCAGACTTGTTTGGTTTGCTGTTGCGACGTCGCAACAAAAGGGAACTCTTTCTCAATCGTCATCCTCCCCCTCGTCTACTCCGGTAACTGCAGCAATCCAGTCATCGACCGCATCTCCCCCTTCTCCATATGAATCGACCTCCTGACGCCGCCGTTCAAGATCAACCTCCATAAGTTCAAGCCGCAACAATCGCTCATCATCCGGATCTGTCATTTCCCTGTACTGCTTTAACATGGAGGCAAGCGTCTGCATTGCCCGGGATTGCGCCTGTAAGTAACTGGTCTGCTTATCATGCGCAAATAAGAACTCATACTCCAACTCAGAAGACTTATTCTTTCCACTCCTGCCACTGGTAGCGGTCTTGACTTTCTTCAACTCCTTCGTGATGTCGTCCCGGTCCTTGACATACATGATCTGCTGGGACCGTACAAGTGCAGTTTGCTGGATCAGGATATTCTCATAAAGTATATCTGCCTGGTTCATACCACGGACTGTCTCCATAATTTCATTAGTCTCTTCTGGCAGCCATTTGGAGTAGAAGCCGTGCTTCTCGGCATTCTTATTTTTCGGCGGGCCGGTACCGCCATGACCGGCTGCGTTCCGGTTGCCGGGCTGGCCGCCTTTTTGTGTGCACACCTTTTCTGATTTTGTGTGCACACCTTTTTGGGGATCCTTTGACCACCTGTATCTAGTCTTCCAAGACTTGACGGTGTTGAGCGTGACACCGTACTTCTCGGCAATCTCCTTATATTTCATGCCTTTTCGATAGTCCTCATAGGCTAATTCATAGTTCGGTGCTCTTGCATCACTCAATACCACCACCTCTCATTCGTTTCGTTTTGTATTTATCTTAATTACTTAAATCAGGATTACCCTAAAAAAAGAAATAAAAAAAGACGCTTGCAAAACAAACGCCTTCATCAAACTATTATATTTTAAGATTTCTCATCAATTAATGAATCCTTGATGATAGAATCTTTAAAAACTGTCTTAAGCTCGTTTTTTAAACTAGCAGCGCAATCTTCTTTCATGAAAGGAGAGATATGGATTTCATCAATCATATCTTTTAAAGAAACTTTTACGCCAAAACCATTATTACGCTTACCTTTTTCTTTATGAATTATTCCTCTTATTTCCTTCTCATAACTATATGGTTTAAGTTTATAAAGTTCAAATACTCTAGCATGAGACGGACTTTTATCATCATCATAGAAAACCCAAGGTACGATAGGTTTTCCACCTGTCTTTGAATTAAAGTCCACATATTTTACTTCACAAAACACAATATCTTTTCTGTTTAACTGTTCTCTCAGTTTTTTGACTGTAGATACTACACATATACCACCATCTTGGCAATATATTTTCCACATCGCATAGTTTTCATATTCAAATTTATTCCAACATGTAATATAAGCACCTATTACACCATTCATAGCTTTATTGACTTTTTGATAAAAATCAGCAGCACTTTCACTCATCCCGTTAAAAAAAGCCCTTGGAATGCATCTTTCATAATTGTCACTAAAAACTTCTGCTTCCGTAAACCATATTTCCTGGCTATCCAACAATCTTTTAACTTTAGAGTAATTATAATACCTTGCTATAATTTCATCATCATCTACTTCATCAAGGTCCTTAATATCACATATACTTCTCATCATACATCCTCCTGTTCGATTATGTACAATATCATACCATATCTCATTAAAGAATGCTATGTTTCCTGTATCGGCAATTATTAAAACCATTGCCCATAAATCTGAGAAGCAATTTCCCTCATCATCAGCGGTGGAACTGACATCCCGCACACATATTGAACGCTGGTACCATCGAAATCGTAATCCACCGGAAAGCTCTGGCAGTTGATGAAATCCATATCTGAGAACTTCATATCATCCACAGCTCTCAAAAACTCCCCGTTGGATGTGATCGTAGGTGCCACAATGCTGTCCCATACCACCGCCGCATTAAACCGGCTGCCACGGTTAAACAACCGCTTATTGATATTTGCTAAACTCCTATCTGTTGGCACCTTATGCCGTAGAAGTTGATAGGTTTCTTCCGTCACCGGCAGGCCGTCCGGACTTCTTATTTCCCCAAACTTAATCGGTTTCCCGTGGAATTCCAGCTTTAGCACAGGTAATGACAGTTCTTTGCGATGCCCGATGAAGAAAACCCTTTCCCGGCGCTGTGGCACTCCCATCCTTGCTGAATTAAGGCAGAATAACTGAACTGCATAGCCAGCGGCCTCCACCCTGCGGATAACCTCGCTTACATATCCCCTGGCACTGCCCAGGAGCATTCCCTTGACATTCTCTGCGACAAATACCTTGGGTTTCAGCTTCTCAATGACTTTGATAAACTCAAAGAACAGATCATCCAAAGTCTGTGCTGCCTGGCCCTCCTTGAACTTCTTTTCCCGGCCCCAGTCATCCTCCCGGTTTCCTGCGAGCGAAAACACACTGCAGGGCGGTGAACCGTCCAGTATATCCAGTTGAAACAGCTCCGCCGGCAGTTCTGAATCTCTGACCGATAAAAAATCCCTTATATCCATGTTATAGGAGTATAAGGGATGATGATTTTTGTTATACATTTCGTTTATCCGGCTATCAATTTCACAGTTGCCCAGCACCTGGCATCCGGCCAGCTTATATCCCATCGTGGAACCGCCACCACAGGAGAAGCAGGAAAACACCTTGATACCGTTTGGTTCAACCTCATTAATTTCTTTAAGGCTCCATGGCCTATACATATTCCATCCCCTCCTCTGCCTTAATAAAGAAAACCACACCGTGGACACTTATACTGGAACTTATCCTCGGAAAAATCATTCAGATCAATTTCTCCGATGGTGTTTATTGTCGCCTCAATGTCAACCTGGTCTATTAGCTTTGCAATTTCCTTTTCGCTGAAGCCGGTAACTGAAGCAACGTTCTTTTCAACCAGTTCCTGCATGATATCAGCCAGCTTGTCTATGTCCCAGTTGCCTGATATCTTATTCAGAGCCACGTTGAGCGCCTTTTCTTCCACCAGCTCCAGATTGACCGCACTGACCTCGACTTCTTCAGCACCCTGGTCGATCAGAACCTTTAAGCGCTGATGACCTCCTACGACATTTCCGGTGCGCTCATTCCAGACAATAGGCTCAACACAGCCAAATTTGTTGATGGACTCTTTCAGCTTCTGATACTCCGGATCGCCTGGCTGCAAATCTTTTCTTGGATTATAGGCAGCCGTTTGTAATTCACTTACTGATACCTTTTTTATGTGCATATTTGCCCCTTTCTGGGGAGCAAAAAAGGGATCACCGCTCATTTTTCGGCAATCCCCTGACATATGATAAAATTATACATATACAGTTTAGCACGGGGTCTATTATAACGTCAATGTAATTATTTTGTAGTGTATTATGCTGAGCTATCCCCTTTTGCTCGATTTTATCGTTTTTATTTTTAACAATTGCTCTTTTCCTTTGTCTGACAACTTAACAAATTTATCATCGTACATTTCAATCAGTCCATATGCCATTAATTGGATTCTAATTGTATGCACACAATTTCTATCAATTGAAGTAAAATTAAAAGCTTGCAGCAACGCTAAATCAAACCGTTTATCGTCACTGGAAGAGTATAAATAAGGACCTACTAGGGAAAAAATTTGCTGCCATGAACGATATGTATCACACTGTTTTTCTATAGTCTCATCATACTCTTCATTATACGCCATTTGTGTTCCCATAATTAGATACAACTCATCCATTTCAGCCAAATTCTCAATTTCAACAAGCGGATTAGAATGTTTTTCCTTCAACTCCTCATATTTTTTCTGGATTGCCTCTTTTTCCAATCGCAAATCATTAATCTGTTTCAATAACTCCGGACTATTATTCTCTTCACCACGTACCCAGCCCAGCCTAGGATTATTATTAAATTCATAAGTTAGTCCAATCAATACTGAAGACATAAGATTATCTATATTAGTCCAGTATTTGATTAATTTCCCATTTTTTACTTTTCCAATGAAAGCATCAAATAAAGCCCTGTTGCAGTCATCTCTCTTAGCCGATGGCAAATCGTATGGGGTCTCATGAATAAAAGCTAATATTGGCAATCCTAGCCCTACGGCATAATCGTATTCCTGTTCAGTATAACTGATACCCGTGACTTGATTGATGGTGCCATATCTACCACCAATAATTAAAACATAATAATCACAAGTATCTAGAATTTTCTTTATATACTCAAATTGCTCATCATTCGATGCAGTAAACAGTTCCATACCTGCTGGTATATGACTAAAGTTTAATATTGATTCAATTACTTTCTTTCTCTCTTCTTTTAAATCCTCAAATGTTGAGCTTACAAATATCTGATAACGTTTATCCATGTTCTTCCTCCTTACATTTTTTAGCATTATACCATTATTATCCAGAAAATGAAATCCCTATATTGCGACATCGCAACAAAAAGCACCAGCTATCAAGCCGATGCTTCTCCCCTCTATCCTCTTTTTCTGCCGGTTAATTAACCGGTGATGGTGATTGTCTTAACTTCTTATGCCTTTTTTATATGATTGAATAGCATAATTATTGAAGTACATTTCATTAAGCTTCATCATATCACTTAATATAGTTCTTTCCACCGCCAGTATTGAACTTTCTCCACAACCCGCAGTTTCCATCCGCTTTAAATCTTCTATCATTTCGTTATATCTGTCAAAAACATTCCGGTAAATGACACAATCATTCTGCGGACAATCTTCTAATAATTTCCTCCCTATTTTTTCTACTCCATATGCAAGTTTTACATTTATCATATTTTCCCCTCTCCTTATTGCGGCCAGCTGACATATTGTGATATAATCAACTGGCCTTTAAATGCTTAGTCGTGTTTTGTGGCATCGCCCCTGTCAGAGTTCGTCGCTCTGACAAGGGCTCTTTTTTTACCCCGTTACGGTAAAACGTCTGCTTGCTGTCTCTTTTGCGAACTGGCTGTAAATGTCCGGGAAGGTTGCTTTCAGGGCCTTGCCATCCAGGCGGCTGCTGATAATCTCTTTCCAGCGGATGATGAAGTTTCCGGTGTGCAGCTCTTCGGCGCCCTGGGCTTCCATCACCGCTTTAATCTCGGCTTTGATGGCATCGGCCTGCTGATCCAATTCCTTCTGCTGCGCCTCAATGGCCTGTAATTTCTTGATTCTGTTCTCTAATGCTCTGTTTCCCATGGTATATTCTCCCTTCGTTTTTTAAGTCAAGTCCCGGCAGGCTTTAAGTTTATCTCTGGCCTTTGGCGTTGCGTTTCTTATCCTGTTTCCCGGTTTTATGTGGTATTCTTGCTTTCCCTTTCGGTACTTCCGTCTACCTTCACTTGACTTTGTGCTGTTTGAACCTTTGCAACCGTTATCAGTCTTGCTTGAATGTTGTTCGCCTCCTGCGTTGGGCACCTCCGCACAAGTACGACTGATAATCTCTATGGGGATTTGTCTACCCCGGTTGCTTTTCTGGTTTTGCTGTGCTACAATCCATATAAGGGTTGAGGTTTCTCGACGTCTCCCGACGTTGATACTCCCTCGGTGGTCATTACCTTATCATGTCATGTATAATCGCTGCTACGATTATGACTTTGATAAGAAGGAAAACCAGTGTTCCCATGATTCCCACCTCCTTATTGGATTTTATAAGATTTAGATTTGGTAGTAGGCTTTTGCTTACTGCCTTTTCTTTATCTTATATATATATTGTACACGATAATAGACGAAAAGTAAATATGTAATAGTATACAAAAATAGACGTTAATTACTTTTGATATCTTGTGCAATTAGTACACAAAAATAGACGTTGCAAAGAGTTCCAAAATAGTATATACTAATAGACAGAGAAGGAGGGACGTCAATGGCAGAATACGGAAAAAATGGACATATTGAGTTTTCAAAATTATGGGATGAAATGGCTCGCAAGGGCGTCAACAAACAATGGCTCCGGAATAACGGGCTTCATGCGAATACTATTTCCAAATTGACCAAAAATGAAAATGTTACTTGTGAGGTAATAAGCAACCTATGTAACTTATTGGATTGTCAACCCGGCGATATCATGAAATATGTGCCAAACACAGAAAGCAGGGACTCATAATCTGACAATTGTTACTTTACCATAAAGAGGAACAACAAATGATTAATTATTACGAATTTCTTATAGAATATCTATTCACAAAAGGCTTGGATGCATTATTAAATAACAAAAAATTAACTTGGCAACTTATCAGATGCTTACAGGCTATAGACCCTGAATTTTTAGTAATAGAAGAATTGAACTATAAAGAATATAGAAAAAGATTATACAAAACATGCTCTAATTTTTCTCAAAATCCAAATGCAATCTATGATTCTATATGTATTTATTTAGGACGACAAATAACAAAAGCTGAATTCGAGGTGGCTCTTAAAAGATTTAACTATAAAGCCACACAATACAGAGAGTTAAGTGATTTTCTTTTGCTTTCCCATCATTCTAAGATATACTTGCAAGAGGAATTTGAATCGGAAAATCACTTTATAGAGAGCATTAAAAATTTTCTCTTGAAAACTTACACTAATCGCTTTTTTATTATGGGTTCTTTATCCCAGGGTAAACATCGGCTGGATAGGTATCATAAAACACTGATTAACTCTGAAACAATTGTTATTATGTTGTTTGCCAAATTAAGTACTTCTATCGAAACTCATGTCGCAATCGTTGAAAGCGACACTAATTGCTTTGAACTCCCTTTTTCAGGAATCGTAGTTTTAGTTGCTGAAATACCACAAGAAATACGACCTGCTATAGAAAACAGAATATATCCGAATAGTTCTTGCCCCTGTGGGAGTGGCAAAAAATATAAACAATGTTGTGGGATAAGAAGGCTAACATAATATATATTTTTCTCAATTGCGGCAAAGCTATATCTCTCTTCTGCTTTGCCGCTACACCCTACACTATGTTTATTTTTAAGCCATTAGCCGCCCGCCGCACTCTGGGCAATACTTCCACCCATCATCAATAACCATACCACACTCACAATGCGAATCTGACAGAAGAAGGGCAATATCTTTTCCTGGTGACACCCGCGACTCCTTTATGAACCGCTTGATTAATCCATAATCCTTGTCCATCACCGATAAATGCTCCTTACTGTCAGCCTTGCAATAGATAATTACTGTGTCTTTATCTTTCTTGGCTCTCAACACCTCATATGGGTTTTTGCTGGTCGCCAGAATCATATATCCCTGTACCTCAAGCCATTTCTCTAATTCATTCAGCTTGCTTTTATGTAACAATTCTCTTATTGCCATCTTCTCTACCTCCAAAGTTAATATTTATATTTTTCAAATTCTGTTCTTTTTACCAATAGCAATCCACCAATATAATATTCTGTATCTATCACCAGATTATTAATCATCTCGTTAGGTACTGCTATTGTAATACTTCCCCATCCGTCTTTTCCTGATTGTGCAGATTTGATGTTTGACAATGGAGCCATCTTAAGCTCTTGATTTCCATCTTGCGACATTTTTTCTATTAAGCTAAAAACGTCCATTTATTTTTCCTCTCTTAAAAATTAATTTAGCTGAATCAGTTCTTTTTCAACCTTATGTACATTATCCAAAGTTTTTTCATTACCATACTCTGGAACCCAACCATGTTTCATCATTGATGTGACACAATGTATGTGTGTAGCACAAGCTTCACACATATCAATAATTGTTTCGTCAAAAGACACTCTTGAATTTCCCTCCTGAGCAGTTAAGATATTTGTCCATACC